TCTCTTGACCAGACATGGCAATCATTTCTTCACCGTTAAACATCGAGGTACTGAAATCTAATATACAGTAAAAGGAAACATTGGAACGCATTGACATTTTATCTATACCATCGTAGTCAAATTTTTCGAGTTTAAATTCCTTTGCTATTTCTTTGGGTGTTTTAACGATTCCTTCTAACCTTGGCTCAACTTTCCTTCTATTGTCAGACATGTCAAGTATTGGCCATACACCATATTTAAATTTAAAATGAGAAACATATTTTATACAATTAATACCTACATCTTTTTCAGAAAAACAAGCAAACCTAGACTTACCATTTGGATCTACTAAACTCAGATATGTTTTACATGGGATAAATTTTACAAGAAGGAACTCCATATAAATTATATAAGGAAAAAATCTTTAAATAATATATGAATCTTCCAAAGACTGCTGGACAATGTAAATATATGATTGCCCTCAATTCAGGTAAGCCAATTATTGTTGGAACTGGTCCAGCTGGTTCAGGGAAGACAATGCTCGCGTGTCATACCGCAGCTGAACACATTCGTAAGCAACCACGTGGGAAGGTTGTCCTTACGAGACCCATTGTGGCGGCCGATGAGGATATGGGCTACCTCCCCGGTGATATGAATCAAAAAATGGAACCATGGACACGACCAATGTATGACATCTTCGAACAATATTTCACCTATAATCAAATGGATCGCTGTATTAGTATTGAACCCCTCGGGTACATGAGGGGGAGGACGTTCAACAATACCCTCATCATCGCCGACGAAATGCAAAATAGCACACCAAACCAAATGTTAATGTTATTGACCAGGGTTGGACCAGGGACCCGACTCATAGTCACTGGGGACTTGGAGCAATCCGACCTCGCGATTGAAAATGGTCTTTCCGAACTTATCTATAAAATGCAACTCTTTGATCTCAAATATCTCGAACACGTTAGTATGAATCAAGATGATATTGTTCGGCACCCAGCTGTAAAGGAGGTGCTTAAAGTTTTACGAGTTTAAAAAAGAATGAAGGTTGTTCTAGCCCTACCAGGTAAAAGCTTCTCTGGAACATTTCTCATGAACTGGACTCAAACTGTAATGTCCCTGAGCAAGAAGGGATATGAAGTTGTGGTCACAAATGAATATTCCAGCTACGTGACCTACTCTCGTATGAAAACCCTAGGTCTCGATGTACTAAGGGGTGCCGACCAGGTGCCCTTTGGTGGCACCCTAAACTATGATGTTTGGTTGACCATAGATTCTGATATAATTTTCACACCCGAACAGGTTATTGAACTTATCGAGGACACCAAGAAGTATCCAGTTGTTTCGGGTTTGTACCGAATGCAGGATAGAGTTCACTTCGCCACCGTCCAAGAATGGGACGTCGAGTACTTCAAAAAGTATGGGAGTTTTGAATTTATGAGAGACCTTCCCGCCGACAAGTATATACCGGTGGCCTACAGTGGGATGGGTTTCTTTGCGTGTCGGAGAGGGGTCATAGAGAAGTTGAAGTATCCATACTTTAGCTACCCCCTCGTAGAGATTGAAGCTGAAGATGGGAAAATTTTGAGGGACACCTGCTCGGAGGATGTCTCATTCTGTAAAAATCTCACAGATGCCGGCTTTGAAATCATGGTAAATACGGATCTTCATGTTGGTCACGAGAAGACTGTCGTTGTTTGATGTTCTCAATTTCAACCTCTATCATTTTTAGTCCAAAATTAGATGAATTGATCCTATGCCCCAGTTCATCCAATTTTATTTTTAGTAGTTTGTATTCCTCACCGATGTTGTAAACTTCTTGATCTAAGTGACCATACTGTTCAATGAGTTTGTAGTTTTGGGGAATCTTACCGAGTTCGCCAGCGAGTTTGTCACAATAATATTGTAATCTGTCTACACATTCATCCATTACTACTATTTGATGAGATTTTTTATTATAGTAAAAGTTTCCTTTTCATCAATCTCCCACCATGCTCCATGAAAAACTTTATCAAGAAATGGTGGAACCGAGGCATGGTCAATAGGAATCTCTTTAGACGGGAGAACCACCCATGAATCATTTTTAATTGTACCCAAAACACCTTGATCATGTGAAATCACGGGTTTTCCAAAATATTTAGCCTCGAGCATCGGAAGGCCAACACCTTCCCCATGTGAAAATGACACGACATAGTCACATATGTTATAGAGTCCAGCCATCTCATGATAATTTAGTCGGTGTGTTATGTATTTTATATTTTCACATTGTGGTAGACCATCAGTGGTGTTTGTCTTTACAATTAGTTTATGTTCCGTGCCATCGATACATTTTATAAAAGTATCTACAAGCTTCACCAAGTTCTTTCTAATATCATTAGTTCCAACATAAAGAAATACAATCTTTTCGGGGTTGGATTTCTTTTTAATAACTTTGGGACATGTTCTAATTAAAGGTGAAGTCCACCAATTTAGAGCTTCACAATGTACACCATGTCCAACCAAAATATCTTTAAGATAATCAAATGGAACAATAACCTTGTCAAATAATTTCATATTTTTTATGATATCTGGGTGTACATCGGATGTCTCAAACATGGTAAAAAGTTGCACACTTTTACCCGGAAAATCCTGTATCCAACCGGGCCACAATGTAAATGTCTCCATAAGTTCAGATATAGTGACTGTATGTGGAGTGTCATCATCTTCTATACCCAGATCTTGTTTCAAAAAGAAACGACCATAAATCTTCCCGAACTCCATTTACTTAAATATCCATTTTTCTTTTAACTTATGAAAATGCCAAATAATTATCCCAATCTAAATATTCAAACTTTTTATACCCCAGTTTTACCAATTCTTCAAATGGTGTTGGTACTTGCTCGAGGTTAACATCTCTGGGATCGATTCGTTGATAATTATGTTCAAAACATATGACGGGTTTATATTTTTTTATCGTCTCTTTACCACCCATAATGACGAGGCTCTCTGCACCTTCTACGTCTATTTTAATGAAATCGAGACCAGGTAATTCCATAGAATCGAGGGTTGTTATAGTCATATGTTCACCACCTTTACCAATACCAGCACCACCCTTATTACACCCCCCGTTACGTAAATCTCGATCCATTTTATCTAAACTCACGAGCTCACAGGACATTTTACAGTGCCCGAGACCCTGTTTATATACATCAATTCTGTCACTATAATTATTCTGTTTAACGTTCTTTGTCAGAATTTCATATAATTTTTCTTGTGGTTCAAATGCCCAAATTTTAGAATCTGTATTGAACCCCGCGTAGCTCACAGTGTGGCACCCAATGTTCGCACCGACGTCTACAATGTATTTAGATTTCTCTACATATGGCTTCAACATATCGTTGATTATGTGATGTTCAAAAACTTTTCCAGAACACATGTGATTACGGATCCAACAATCCTCGACATCTATGTCAAATATTCCATTGGGTGTTTTAATCATACTACATCTACTACTCCACCACCCTTTAAATTACATCAGTGTGTCATATAGGTTTGTATTTGATGGAGAAACATATCTACCATCTTCCCATCGGCTATCCTGCTTGTCCACAGACTTGATGTGCCATAGGGCCACAGAAGGATCCGCTTGGAGGACCACAGACTTTTCGGCACCCACCACATTTTCATGCAATTCCCTACTATAGTATATACACCCAGGTGCATTTTTGAAAATTCTACCTTGGTAGTCTGGCCAGTTTATCCACCCAACCTCATTCGTTTTAAATTGACATTCTCTCAACCAGTGTTCCTGAGCCCCGGGGTGAATGTTTATACGGGGAACCGATATTAAATCAGCCCCACTTTCGTCGATCATCTTCTTTAGACCCTTTACGAGTTTTTCTTGGGGCATCTCATCAGCGTCAACCACGAAAATATAGTCCCCGGAACACCTCTCCAAATGAAAGTTGCGATGCTTTGCAAAATCACCACAAAAATCCCGCTCATTTACAACTATATTGTCTTTGAAATGTTCAAGAACATCTCTAACAGTTTTAGTAACATGTAATGTATCAACGAGTATATTAATTTCGTCACAGGGATCTTTGACCTTTTTCAAAAAAGATAATAGGGAATATAAATCCTTCGCTTCATTACAAACTGTTATGGCGTATGATATTTTCATTATTGTTAAAATAGTTCCATCCTTTTAACTTCCTCAGGATATAATATTTTCTACAAGTATAATAAACAATGGCTGCTCTCGGAGCTCTCGGAACTATGTCTGCTATGGCGGGTGGCGCGGCGAACACCGTTGCCGCTGGTGTCGTCCCAGTTGGTCAGGGATCCAAGCTTAAGATTGACACGATGACTATTGTCGTGACCCTCATTCTCGCTGTCATCTACATGATCACAGCGGCCGCCGGTATTGGTACATTCTCGAATTGCCCAGAACTCGCGGACAACAAGATGCAACAAAACCTCAGCCGCCTCCTCTCCGCTACCCTCGCGATTGCCCTCGCCATCCCATTCACCCTCTTCATCGCCATGGTTTCCAAGGCCAAGTTGACTGGGGTCCTCACCCTCGTGTACTCCGTCATGGGTATCATCGGTAGCGCCATCGCCCTCAACTACTCCCGCAAGTGTAACGCTGGCTCAGAGGACAAGAAGATTTCCACCGCTTACAACTCTCTCAGCCTAATCACCTTCATCGTCGCACTCATGGTCGGTGGTTTCCTGGTCTACAAAAAACCTAAGTTTGCTTAAATGAGACCAGTCGCTGTAAATGTCTATATCCTGATCATGCTCTTGGCCTACGTGATGCGCAGGGCAGGAACATTTTCATTAGAAGAAAAGGTAAAATTAATTGAATATTTAGGTTACATGGCGCTCAATCCAAATAGAGTGGCAAACCCAAGCATGGCCAACCTACCATTCTTGAGCTCAGCCTCGGGGGTGAAGGACCAAAACTCCTCCTCCTCGAAGCCCTTGACGGTGATGGCAGACGCCGCAGCTAGGGTCGTAACAACACCAGTGGCGGCCAACGCATACATTGGATCCTCACACTGCTGAATGATATTCTCCCCTGACATCATCCAATCCAGGGAACCCCAAAGAATGCCTTGCATCGCGGCACGTCCATTGACGACCTCCGCAAAACGCGCGGCCTTGTTTGGAACCTTCGAAGGTGTTGGGACCGGGCGGGTCGTAGACTTCCGGGACGCACTCGCCCGAGTGTCGTAACGCTTCACATAGGTAGGCTTCAGTTGGGCAATGGTGGACATCTTATACTTCTCATTCACTCCGAATCTTTAAGTCTTTTTGTTCTTTCAACAAAATCTTATTCAAAATATACAGCTGTACAAATATACCCAAACCAGTTGCGAGAGTCGTGGCATTGGTTCCTATCGTCCTATACTGATATATAAACCATAAACAACTCGTGAATAAACTCAAAAGTATGATATTCTTATGCTCCACACTGACAAAATCAGCCTTCTTAACCTCAGAGAACATCTCAACAAAACTTAAACTAAATGCCAAAGTTGATATAGCTTCGTTAAAGTTCATATATTATTATGACAGATTATTATACAAATGGATTCTATTTTACAAAAATATGCTGGAAAAATTTCAGCCAAAAGTGTCGTCAAGTTAGTTGAAGAACTCCGCGTTGAGTATATCGATGATGGACTGACCAAGGAAGATATTCCACCAATCGTGTCCCGACTCGTCTTCGAAGTCGCCAAATTTAAGAGACTCCCTGGTCCCCAAAAAAAGAAACTCGTGATATCAATCCTTAATCATATCATCGAACAAATTGACGCAGGTGAACAGGATAGTGACTTTGAAGTTGTCCTCAAATCGATGGTCCCCCCAATTATCGACAGCTTTGTCACCATGATGAAAGCTCAAAAGTCCCTAATGAAATTGTTTCCCTGCTTATAAATACATATAAGGAATACCGATGTACATAAATATATGAGATTCCCAACACTTGAAATTATGGTCCAGTATGGACTTTACACAGTAAAGGAACTAGAACGTTTTGCCAGGGGATTAGTCCCGAAAAAGAATATCAATACCCTAAGTGAATGCACGAAGTGCTCTTTTGTACACATTGGGAATTCTTGTACCAACTGTGAAATATGAAATATTGTACAGTCACAAGTTATATGTCAAAGGGACCTGTGATTGTTAGTAACAATCATATGTGTTCAGAAAGACAACTCATCAGGCACCTCTATAGAGAATGTATGAAAAAGGGTTACAAACCTCATCAATTTACAGACTGGTTACATAGGAAACATGGAGAGTTGGTGGTTTCTAGACGGAATATCCACGGTGATGCTATATCACTTCCATGTGTCATATGTAGAAAAGCTATGGAAAAATTTGACATTAGGTGGAAGGCCCATGATGGGTGTCAGTGGGTCAATAGTAATTGTGCCCCCCCATCGAGACCCACCAGTAAACAAATGAGAAATTTAGGATTTGGGAGTTATGATCAAGCCCAATGCTGATTCCAAATTGTTATGATTTCGTTTTAGTGGTTTATTTCTCTTAAGTTTCAATGAACTATTATCAGATGTCGCATTTTTTATTTCATTCATCTTTTTCGTGTTTGAAATAAATGGTATCACATTTTCAACCTTTGGTTTCGTTTTGATAGGTTCAGGTAAAGATTCTGAAACATCTTTAGTTAAATTATTTCTAAACTCCTCAATCGAAAGGTCTCCCCCAAATACTTTCAAACTATACCTCCAAGGAGCCTTTTTTATAGGACCTATCTGATTAAACATTTGTTTTCGCATGAGTACTATATTTCCACACACGAGACCACCCCTATTTATCCCATATGTATCTATGGTATAAGATTTCATACAACTCCAAGAACAAAAATTACCGGATGTTTGAAATACCTTTGTCCTATCATCATATTTGTGGGGCATACTTAAAGGTGTCCATTCAAATGGATGACAACACCACCAACACCACATAGTTAGACGACTTATTTTCTCTTTAATAGGATTAACATAAGTATACAACAACATAATGAACAGGTTGAACTTACAGATAGGTAGGTCAGGTTTTTAACATTGTCATCCTTCCAGTCAAATTTTTTTGGGAACCTTGTAATCGGTAGCATATCCAATGGAGGTTTGTCAAATGGTGGGTACCGCTTCTCTTTGAAAAAATCTGGATCGTATTCATCTTCTCCCAAATCATCAATCGCATCGTTATTTAACACATCGCTAATGGTGACACTTACAGGATTACCCTTCAAAGCATCGAATGGATATTCACCATTTACAAATGATTCACTCACAATCTTATTATCGGGTGTTAATAATTCCACCGCGACAACATCAAATGTACCACATCCACTTACAGTCAACGTTTCACCTATTAAATTCATACCCTCTGGGATTTCGTGTTTCTTTTCACCACTAAAAATTAGTTCTCCTAACGTAACCTTACAAGCCATTATTATTATATTGTAAAGTTTTTTTCTCAGGGAAATGTAATAACACGATGGGTGGAGGAGGTTCCACAACTCAAAAAGTTGAACAAACTTTCGATATGAAATCGATCAACAAAAGTATTTACACTGAAATTAATTCCAATATGACCGAGTCCCTCGCAGACCAGGTAAACATGCAAAAGTTAGTTGTTCGGTTGACAAATGTTGAAGGTTGCTCGGCAAATTTTGGACAGAAGATTGATGCGTCGACACAATCTGTATCACAATTTAAAGATGAACAGGTACGGGAAATAAAGAACGCAATCACCAATGATATGCAGGCGTCAGCCAGTGCCGCACTTGAAAAGACGTCACAGATGGGTAACTTGTCTGACCTCGGTTTAGGTGGAGACACCGATATGGAAATTAAGCAGAATGTGAAGATGGAAGTTCAAAATATTATTGAAAATACAATTACAACTAACAATGTCAACCGCGCTGTAGCTAAACAGGTATCTGTACAAGATGGTGTTCTCACAGTCAACGGTTTCAGGTGTGCAGAAGGTGGGTCTATTAACTGGAACCAGGATATGGTCGCGGTACTTGCGGCCAAAGCCATCACGGATCAGCTTACCCAAAGTCTCGCGGAAAGTAACACCGTCAATAAACTCGCGGCATCGGCTGATGCCACTGTCACCAAGAAGGATGGTGGTATCGCAGAAGCAGCTGAAGGTATCGGTCAGGGTTTTGCGAATGTGGCGGAAGGTATTGGATCAGGAATCGGGAACATCATGGGGGGTGGTCAGATGGCTTCGGCGGCATCTGCGTGTGTCCTCTGCATCGCCATTCTCGCGGCTCTTTATTTCATGATGTCCCCAGCTGGACAGGGTGCCACCAAGAACTTTATGAAGAAGCGTAAGTAATTAAATTCCATTTGTAATTATAGCATCAACATCATACTTATACATATATTCCAACTCCTTTGGTTCCTTATGTGTATATGTGTAGACCCTAATATTTTTAGACTTACAGTAGGTTATAAACTCGTGATCGAGGCATGTCCAATGAACGACCACCATCGATAAATTCCGAGTGATCATATCATACTCTCTCGGGTGGAAAGTTGTTTCAAATGTAGAACCCTTCTTGTAATAATCTGGTAGAATCTTTAGAATTCTTCGATTGAAACTACAAAATGTAACTCTTTCCGTTGATCTTCTCATGTAAAAATCCTCAAGTGCCCCGATCACCTCGATGTTGTTACCCTTGATGTCAAGAATGAGATCCTTGTAAATTATTTTGGGTAATTTGTCGTACACTTCTTGGAGAGAACATATTCCAAACTTTTTTAGAATTTCAAAAGAAGTTTCTGATATGAAATAATTATCAATGTACACATCGTGGTATAAAATAATTTCCCCAGTTCCACAAAGTTGAACATCAATTTCAATTCCATCGTACCCCAAATTTATTGCCCATAGTATCGCGTTGATACTATTGTCCCTGTACTCCAGTGAATACCCACGATGGGCTATATACCTCATTAAGTTAAAGAGATATTTAAAGTTTTAACTAATGATTCTCTCTATTGATGTGGGTATAAGGAATTTAGCGATGTGTCTATTGGATGAGGACTCGGGTAATCTCGTTAAGGAATGGGATGTTGATGGAATTCCACCACAACATAAGGATGGTGTATATGTTTCCATGAGAGACCACCTCGATGAGAGACCTTGGGTCCTTGGGGCGAAGACAATCTTGATAGAGAAGCAACCTGAACGTAATAAGAAAATGGTCTCTGTTATGCACTTCCTTCACGCATACTTCATCATCAGGTGTCCCCAAGCCGAAACGATTCTATACGATGCTCGTCACAAAATACCAGATGTGGCTGGTCCGGGAAAGGCACAGTACAATAAGAGGAAAAAGGTGTCCATAGAGAGGTGCGAATCCTTTATCCGTGATGGACCTACCAATTCACATTGGTTACCAATCTTCCTCAAATCTAAGAAGAAGGACGACCTGGCGGACACTGTCATGCAGGCACTTTCCTTCGTGAATAGAAAAGAGGTTACCCCGGCCTCCAAGAAGAAGAAAACGACAAAGTTGGTTCCAAGGAGACCTAATGAAAATCAAAAAGCTACAAAATATTCAAAATCAAATTTAGCTTGGATTTATTTGAACAAAGTTGATTGTGAAGTTTTGGAAAATAATAAAAGGTTCATGAAAGATTTGAAGAGATACTACAAGAATATTGGTGATATGGTTAAAGAATTAACTTAAATTTTAATTAATGACTGAACCCTCATTAGACACATGGATTACGATAAAGGATAATGAAAATAAATTTAGTATGCCATATTTCTGTTATCGCATATGTTGTAATCATAATGTAAATGGTGAACTTTCTCTCTTAAAATCTATACTTAAAAATACCCCAAAAGCTTGTATCTTTGATGTGGGTGCAACAGGGTCTTGTTTTCCCGCGGAAGTTGATACTGACACCACCGTACATTTATTCGACCCCGCTTTTATACCTTCTGGTGATGAATGGAAAAACAAACCCGAGTATAAAATGTATAAACGAAACGTAAACTACGATGGTGAAAACATTTTCGTTAATAAAACTATTGTCGATGACGATAAATTTAGTATTTCGGAATATTGTTCAAAAAATGACATCAAACATATAGATTTTTTAAAAATTGATACAGATGGTCACGATCTTGCTGTGTTAAATGGAATAGGAAATGTAAATGTAGATATGATTCAGTTTGAATATGATCATTTTTATAGAAAAAAAGATATAAATATAAATGACATGTTTAATAATCTACCAGATTGGCATTTTTTCTACATTCTTCCAACAGGTTTAATTGAAATAAAGGACATGAGAACTGATTATATTTATACTAATATATTAGCAACCAAAAAGTTTCCCGATAAAATTATAAAGGATTTTGTTCCCATTATGAAAGATAGTGTGATAGAAACTCGTGATGTAGCCGAGTTTGTTCTTGATATTTTCTGGGAAGCTAACATACCAACTGAACAATTTAAAAACATATATTGCTATAGTTTAAACGAACCAAACAAAATAGATGTGAAATGGAATCTCAAAGACGCATTATCTCGATATAGTTCTCTTTATGATAGATAAAGAAATAAACGGATAGATATTTATAATGGAAAAAGTTTTGGATCATGGATTTGTTAGGCTCGTTGATTACATGCCTCAAAAAGATTTGGATTCGTCGATCGTACAGGCAGCCCGAGTCTCTTATGGAGATGGGACTAAGTCCACACGAGGAGACAGGGGTCTCATACGATACCTCCTTCGCCACTGGCACACGACTCCGTTCGAAATGGTCGAATTCAAGTTTCACATTAAGATGCCCATCTACATCGCAAGACAACATATGCGACATAGAACAGCCTCAATTAATGAGCTATCCGCCCGTTACTCCGTCGTTCCCAAGGAGTATTATGAACCAGACACTTTGAGGGGGCAGTCCCAAGTAAACCACCAGGGGTCAGAGGGTGTTGTCGATGTTGGAGAGGATCTCACCGGGAAGGTATCCCAACACCTAACCCACGCCTTTGATGTCTACGAGGAACTCCTAGAGGGTGGAGCCTGCCGTGAACAGAGTCGTGGGGTGCTCCCACAGTCTACCTACACCGAGTTTTATTGGAAGATGAACCTCCACAATCTCATGCACTTTCTCCACTTGAGGATGGACGGTCACGCCCAAAAGGAGATCCGCGACTATGCCACCGCCATCTATGACCTAGTAAAGCCCCTAGTCCCTGTCACGATGGAGGCCTTCCTAGACTTCAGGGTCAATGCGATGCATCTCACGGGGCCCGAGATTGAAGCCCTTCAAACGGGGAAGACCATAGAGAGCCCTGGGGAGAGGAGGGAGTTTGAGGAAAAACTAAAGAGGTTAAAAATAAATGTCCCTACATAATAAATGCTTGCCATCGCAACTTCGCCAACTATTTTCGCCAGTAAAAAGGGCTTCAAGAGGCTCAGCAAAAAAATCAAGAAGGATCGGGATATGGACGTGGACAAGATCAAAGGTAAATTGAGTGATATTGTCCGCGATGAGCAGAGGAGGCTAAAGGAATACTATAAGGAACATGAGAAACTTGTCAAGAAGGATGAAAAGTCCAAGCCCAAGAAGAGTGTAAAGAAGTCTATCGATCTTTACGAAAAGTAAACCATATCGCACCCAATATAAACACACCAGCCAAGGGTGTATCGTGAAACCTCTCCGCCAATACAACACAAATTATACTGTATTGTACTACCCGTATTTCCTGCCTCGTTTTAACCATCGACCGTCTCATAGATGCTCTGGATTTCTCCAAACCCAGAACAGCTGTGCTTATCTTCCCAATCTTCGAGGGAATCTCCGTCGTCTTCATAAACATTTCCCCCAAGTCGAATGATTCCAGGAACTGCTGTTGAATCATGGGTTCCAGGTAGGTGAAGTAATTAAACTCTGGATCCAACTGAATGCATATACCCTCTATGAGAGAGAAGGACTTTGCTAGGTAGACAAAACTTGTTGGTACGACGAAGGGTTTCTCCATAGCCAGTTCAGCGGCGAGTTCATCGTTTACGATAGCACCCCCATCCAGGGTCTCCAGGTACCCAAGGATGCTCTCAAAAAAGAGTTCGATGTCAGATATATCCGTAGACGTTGGAACGATGACCCCCAGGCGTATTAAAATTTTCACTATCCCAGAGGTGTCCCTATTTACAATACAAAAGAAAAGGTCTTTGAAACCCTCTCTGAGTTCATCCGATAGTGGGATGACTAATCCGAAATCGTAAAAGACTAGCTTACCATTCCTCGAAATACCCAAGTTTCCGGGGTGTGGGTCAGCATGGAACAAACCCGCCTCCATGGTCTGTATGACGTATGAATTCACCAGGGCTTCACACACCTTTATCTTATTGATTTTCTTATCCTTGATTTCGGTAATCTTATCTGTTGGTACATATTCCATTACAATCATTTCATTCGTACAGTATTTTTTATACACCCGTGGAATCTTAATCCATTCAACATCTTTCAGAGACCTCTTAAATTTGATCGCATTATCAACTTCTTGAATATAATCTGCTTCACCCAAAAGATATTCAATCGAATCATTGAGAACAAAGTCTGAACTATTCCCAGTATCAATCCCCAGAGATTGAACTATTTTTAGAATTTGTTTCAAAGTTTCTGTGTCGGATTGCATCGTATCATAAATACCCGGTCTTTTCAATTTTACAACTACAGGTTTCCCATTTTGGAGGGTAGCCTTGTGGACCTGACCAATACTAGCAGACTTAAAGGGGATATCATCAAAGTCCTTGAAAATGTCTAGATCAATCTGATCCCTAACTAAATTATAATCAAAGGCGGGAACGTCATCTTGGAGAGATTCAAGTTCACGGGTAAACTCTGGGGGGTAGAGGTCCCCCCTCGTGGACGCAATTTGTCCTAATTTTACAAATGTTGGACCAAGATCGAGAAGTTGATCTTTTGTCCATCTCCCGAGCTCCGATTTATCTTCGATAAAACGCTCTTTCCACAGGAATTTGGCGGCAAACTTCCAAGTTTTTACCTTCTGTTGAGTTGGTTTGGGTAAGGGTTTTATTACAGTCAACATACCTATCATATGAAGATATTTTTTAATATCTACTAAAAGTAGAATGAAGATTCATATAATTGGTGCCGGCCCAACGGGTATGTCCCTCGCTTGGGAGATTATTCACTCAGGTGAAGACCATGACATAACAATTTACGACAAAAAGACGTCAGCTGGTGGTTCATGGTGGGAACCTGAAACTGGTCTGAGAGATATTCACGCACATAGAGTTGTATTTGATAAAGCCTTTGTAAATACACGTTCTTTATTTGAAGAAATGAATATAAATTGGAATGATGTTTTCGAACCATCTAAAGATGATGGGGGACATACCACATTTCTAAAAAATTCTCTTGGTGTAAAAGATTATGGTATACTGTTGACCCTCATATTCAAAGTTTTTACACAACCAGATAAATACAGGAGTATTAGTTTAAAAGATGCAATAGGGGCGGTGAGTGAGGGTGCTAAAACCCTTCTCGAACATCTTCCTCTTATAATGGACGGTGTTACATGGGATGTTATGTCAGCCTATGAGTTTGTAAATAATCTCAATCACGTGGCTCTCTCAAAACCCTATACACAAAAGGGTTCTGGACGTTTTATGTGTGATGAAATGGAAAATGCTCTTATTGAAGCTGGTGTAAATTTTGTTTACGATGTTGAAGTTGAAAATGTTGAATATATGGATGATACATATAAGGCTTCATTATCCAACAATACGACTATTGATGATGGATATTTATTTTTGTGTATAGACAATAGCCCAGCTTTAAAACTTTTGGGAGATAATTGGGGACCCGAAGCTGATAAAAAGGTTCGTGAAAGTACATACGGAGCCATAAATGTTTTACTTGATTATAACGAACCTGTAAAAATAAAATCCGATCTCGAGATCGCTGCGACAACATCTTGGAATTTACAACCTAGAGTGTTATCGGACGGGAAAACTATATCATGTGTTATATGCAAAATAACCAGAGAAATTCTATCTAATACTCCCGAAATGTTAAAACTTGAAGTTATTGAACAACTTGGTTTACCACCACCAGAAGATATAAGAATTGGGTGGGGTGCAGATTGGAATGAAAATGATGGATGGACCTTTTCACAATCCTCGGGAGTTCTCAGTCTATATGGACAGCTCCCCTTTTTTGGGAAATGCTCTAAAGTTGCCATGTGTGGTATGATGTCTCCCAGACATACACCATATTCGAGTATAGAATCTGCGGTGGAAGTTTCTAGGTCACTTAGTCACCAATGTTTCGGAACACGAAAACCTATAAAACCATTTACAGTTAGTCAACTTGTAATCCTTTTACTTATGATACTTATAGTTATAATTTTAGTATATCGTAATAGACATCAATGAAAATTTCAGCATCCGTTTACGAACCAATGTATGAATACAATGGGAAGATGTATATCCGTTTTTTAATTCCAGAAAACATTTCAAAAAAAATATACACTGTTCATCTTTATAAACAACACCTTCTCACAACGACTGGTACACCAGACAACCCCCTAGAAGGAAATATCCTCAAAGTGAAAGTTCCATTTAGATATAGACGGGTGATGTGTGAAGTCAAAGGTAAACCTATACAGTCGTTAGTCAGGGGAGATGAAGTGGAAATTGAAACTGAATTTAAGGGATACTGGAATGTTGGAAATCATTCAGGACTTACCTGGATTCTTAAATCTTCTGAATATATTTAAAGTTTCACTATGATATTTAAGGATATGACAGTTCTCACTAGAACTGGGTACCTCACGGGTGGGGGACCCCTCCAAGAAATTAAAAAAGAACTTACCGTAAGACCTATAGTCAATGGAGATTATGGATTTCCGCCACCACCTTTTAAAGTTTTTAAAACGACTAAAAATGGTATCTGTGTCCCGCGCTTCTATGGTGTCGAGAAACTTGGTGAACCCAAGGAGGACCGAAGACCCCAACCCACCCGGATTAGAACGAAGTTTGCCGGTACCCTTCGAGACGCAACACACCAAAACGAAGCACTTGCTGCAGCTCTTAAGGCGGGTCATGGCGTTCTCTCACTCCCGTGTGGTTTTGGGAAGACCACCGTATCCCTGGCAATAGCGTGTAAGTTGGGCTACAGGACCATGATTGTCGTTCATAAACAGTTCTTAGCTGATCAGTGGAGGGAGAGAATCCAACAGTTTTGTCCCGGGGCTACAGTTGGTGTCGTCCAACAGGATAAGAAACAGGTTGACTGTGACTTTGTCATCGCCATGTTACAATCTCTTTCCCTAAAGGAGTACAGCTTTTCGGACTTTGAAAGTGTTGGGACCCTCATTGTAGATGAAGCCCACCATATATGCGCCAAAGTATTCAGTCAGTCTCTCTTCAAGTTGTGTCCAAAGCATATTTTCGGTCTCTCTGCAACCCCAGAGAGGAAGGATGGACTCACCAAAGTCCTCCACTGGTTCATGGGACCCACATTCTTCGCCGTCGAGAGGAAAAATCAGGAACAGGTGGAGGTATTTACAGTCACCTACGAATGCTTCAATTACCGCAACCCCCCACCCTCTATGAGGAATGGAAAGATCTCTATGCCCAATATGATCACAGAGTTGGTCGAAGACAGAAATAGGAACAAAATGTTGGCAGAACTCGTAAAAAAGGCTTCAGCGGGAACGAGGCAACTCCTCGTTTTAAGCGATAGAAGATTTCATTGTGAATTTCTTCACCAATGTTTTCCAAAGAGCTCTGGGCTCTACATGGGTGGTATGAAGGAGAAGGATCTCCAAGAATCCTCCAAGAAGAAGATCATCTTCGCGACATTCAGTCAAGCCCATGAAGGCTTAGATATACCAACCCTAGACACGGTCATCTTGGCCTCCCCAAAGTCTGACATTGTTCAAAGTATTGGACGCATCATGAGGGAGACCAAGGGTAAAAAGAATAACCCCCACATTTACGACATCCACGACCCATGGTCAGTCTTTACAGCAATGTACTATAAGAGAATGAAGGTGTATCGCCAAGGTGGGTTCAAAATTCATGGAAAGGGTGGAGAAGAAAAGAAGAAGGATGACTTCCCTCAGGGAAAGTGTCTATTTTTATAATCTAATTAATAAATAAATGTCTGGTGCATTAATACAACTTGTTTCTAAGGGTGTGCAAGATGTTTATCTCACCAGTGATGATGGTCATTCATTTTTTCGAACAAAATTTGCGAGGCATACAAACTTTTCACAAGCCCCCAAGTTGATTAAGGATATAACAAACACCGACAACTCGATAACGATTCCAGTATACGGTGATATCATAAATGGTCTATGGTTCCAAGGTACCGGTGAAAGTAACATATCTTCGAATCTCTTTTACAATTCGACAATCGATCTCTATATAGGTGGTCAAAAGGTGGATTCCCATCATTATGACTACGGTAGTGATATATGGCCGAATTATTTGGCAGGAACGTACACGAAATCACAGGAAATAAATACAAAGGCGAACATAGGAAACATCGCCTTCGTTCCCCTCCACTTTTTCTTCTGTGACGGTGGGACTGTGCTTCCCCTCGTAGCCTTACAGAATCACACAGTTGAACTACGAATCAATTTCGATGACGCACACTATAATGTGGCTGGCCCCACCCCCGCGCAGAAAAAAATCACTCTGTATGGAAACTATATTTACCTGGATACAGATGAAAGGGAGGCAATAATTAAGCGTCAGTTAGATATGGTGGTTACACAGGTACAACGGGTGGAGTTTCCCATAGATTTTAGCGAATCCAACTACAACAGTTTAGATATTTCACAGTTTAATCATCCAGTGAAGTCTTTGTTCTTCGGGTTCAGTACAACGGGTAGTGACTATATAAATGACCGTTTCTCATTTGACACATGTGACATTCACCTCAATGGTACACCCCTATTGGAATCCATGAATCCCATGTACTTTCACACAATTGAGAATTATTTCAAATCCAAATTTGGTCAAATTGTATATGACCCCGTAAACAAAGCTATGCTGTATACGAGATTTTACACAACACACTTTTGTTTAAATGCATCCGAATACAGTCCAACTGGGACGTGCAACTTCAGTCGTATCGACAACGCTAAACTTATTATCCGAAACGCAGTGAGAGGTATAAATAGAACGGATGAATCTATATTCGTATATGCCGTTAACTACAACATTTTGAGAATCAAAGATGGGATGGCAGGTATCTTATTTGGAAACTAACTTGGGGGGACACCCCAAGGTAGATTCAATACATTTACGCCCTGATGGAATCAGAGACGGCGAGAATAATCACGCCGACAATGAAACCCATGATGACGTAATTCATTTCAGTTTCTTCGCGACCAACCGTTGGCTCCTTAGGTTCCACCGGTTCTTCGACAACTTTCTGTTGTCGGACGGGAGGATCTACCTCCTCAAGCGGACAGTACGCTATCATTTATATAGTATTTAGAGATTAATTTCAGTCTTCTTTTTTCGTCTGGTCCTCTTAGCCTTTGTGGACCCCACATTGACCTCCTTAACCTCACCACCTGTAGAGTCACCTGATACGGACATGATGTCGGAGACGTCTTCTTCTTCTTGGATTGTGGGGGGTGTCGTGTTCATCGGGGGTGGTGGGGGCATCATAATACCACCCATTAAACTGGAAATGTCTAGACCTGGGCCCTGCATTTCATACTGCCCAGTCCCACCAACTGGGGCCTCTGTCGCTGGACCCCCAGGGTTTCGTGTTGTATTCTGAACAGCGTTCATCATATTCTTGACTAGGTCTGGGTTCTGCTTCATCACATCATTCATGTTGGGCATCACCGACTTGAACATCGAGTTGGTCAGGTGGAACATCATGGCCGACCCACCCAACATCATGATGAGCTTGACCTCTGGAGCTACACTGACCTTTGACCTATACTTGACGTAGAGTTCCTCAAATACACCATCATAGTCGTCAACATTCTCCATGATAGACTCAGACCACCCCTCTAATTGAATCTCGAAAGGGTTGTACCTCTTATTGAGGAATTCGAGACCAGTCACACACGCCACCAGCATTCGCCTAGAGAAACGAATAGACTGCTCCACATCTATGCTGTAGGTAATCCTCTTAACCTCAGCCCTGAGTTCCTCCACATTTGAGTATGCATTCAGGCGTTTGTTCACAGCGAATCCCTTCTTCTCGAGGCGTGCCAACTTGTTGATGAGATCGGACTTCTCCTCATCCACCGATGTGTATCCCTTAGAGGGTTGCTCACCTGGGGGTGCGCCATTCATTTGGGGCTCCCCATCATCATAAAACATAGGTTCATCCTCACCATAATCAATCTCCTCCTCCTGCATAGGTTGCCGTGGGGCCGTCTGCTTATTGGGGTTTACAAAGGCATCCATCGTTTCCTGTTCTTGGTGGACAGGTCTTTGGGGTCGATAGGGAGCGGGTCTGGGGACCGGCTGAGGACGTGGGGCTGAAATTTCAATCTCATCCATCAGGGCCTGTTCATCGGCGTCTAATTTCATTACAGTCGTGTGTCCGCGGTCGATGACTATTTCTTCATCCATCTACTCTCTATGTAGAAACTAAAAAAATTACCTTTAACGCAGTTTATAAAAAATGTTGATACATTATAAATGTTCAAGTTCAATAAGACCAATAGGAATGCTATCACTTCCATCGTCATACTTTTCTCAATCATATCTGTTCTAGGTATCATGAGGAAAAGCAGCAAATACCAGCCCAAGCCAATCGAGATCGAGATTGTCAGCGATGAATCCATCTTCGACCTCGAGAACCGCATGGACTGTGTACCAGGATCCGGTAAGGAAGACAGCCCCTACACCAAGAGCCTAACCCCAGGTGGTCTCTGTGGCGCCCAAAAGCTTGTAGGTGACCATGCTTCCTATAAGATTGTCGAAGGAATCGGTGGATCTTTAATCTAAACTAACTATATATGGCTCTCATCACATCGCCAACAGAGATGATTCCTGATCTCAATTATGAGTATCACACAATTACAGTTGATACAATTGGTCAGTCCAGTGCAAATACATTTACATGTTTTTTGAACCAACCACTTCACAATGTTGTTCAGGCTAGACTTATTGCCGCTCGAATTAACACAGTTACCCCGTCAAATGGGAGTGAACACTGCTATATTTCTATAGAAGAACTTGATTCCATTTTCTCTGACCGAGCATCAAATGTTCTCACGGGGCAGTCTGACATGAGTATGATAAGGGGTTCTTTTGCGAGCCTCGTAACAACTGATGATATTGGAATAATTAGTTTTAGAGACAACTATCCAATCGTAACCCAGTATATAAATCCCATTCGAACAATTAGTCGTTTAACAGTTAAAATAAGAAATCAGGATGGTCTTCTCATTAAACCACCAAGTCCCGCCGAAAATAATTTTATAGTCCTCCGCTTCGTGTGTAGAAAACCCAATCTGTAATTTTCTCCCCTTAGAGTAGTATACCATGTCTGCTGGTATTGTTCAATTGATCGCTATAGGTGCCCAGGATGAATATATTGTGGGCAACCCGGAAATATCCTTCTTTAGTTCAACATTCAAAAGACATGCTAATTTTTCACAGTCCATCGAAAAACAAACCATCCATGGAGCGGTGAAAAACAATTCGATGTCCAGCGTTCAATTCGAACGTTCTGGCGATCTTCTCGGGTACGCGTATTTTACTATGGATGATACAACCCAAGCCCTCGATATACAGAGGTGGGACACCATCATCGATAAAGTGGAACTTCTCATCGGCGGCTCCGTCATAGATTGCCAAGATTCAATCTTTACCGAAAAAATTGCCATCGATACGTTCGCCCAAAACGTCTCTAAAAGTTCAAGTGGCACACACCCTGGGGTGAGTGCTCGATCGTACTTTTACCCCCTACGGTTCTTCTTCTGTGAGGGACCACAGTGTGCACTCCCCCTAGTAGCCCTAAATTACCACAATGTTGAGATCAGAATTCACTGGGGACCAGCCGCCAGCTCTTACAACGTGGAATTATTTGCAAACTATTATTACCTGGATAACGAAGAACGGGGTCAATTCGCCACCCGAAAACATGATCTTCTCATCACCCAAGTCCAAAAGAATATCGCCTCCCACCAACTCATTCAAGAACTCACATTCAATCACCCAGTGAAATACCTCGCATCCTCAGACACCACGACAGACGGCGCCCTCACTTCCCCCCAAAATAAAGTAAAGTTGAACATCAATGGGATCGATGTGAGCAACTATAGGTGGGGGAAACCACATTTTATAGATGTCATGAACTATTATCACACAAACTTTGTGACTTCACCCGACTTTTTTCTATACTGTTTTTGTCTTTCAACAAGTTCCCTCCAACCCACCGGGACACTCAATTTTAGTCGCCTCAATTCAGTCAAAATAATGAGCGAAACGATGCCCATCAATCACCCCATATACGCAGTCAACTACAATATACTTCGGGTGGAAAATGGTATGGCCGGTCTCCTGTACGCAAATTAAAATACCAATCTATATTAAATGGTTAAGAACTTACCGACCGTGGAGAGATCCACTAAAATTAGGTTTGGTAAAAATTGTTTAGAAGATCAGGCTGAAAATACAATTGTTTTCAATGCCAGTGATCAAGCCATCAATGCCTCATCCGAGGGCTCAGTCTACATGACACCCCTCCGCCAACGCACAGATTTGGGAGATCGGAGTATCACGATTCTCGCATACAACCAGACCACCAAAGAAGTCATGGACTCTGGCGCTGTCGCAGAGGATATCTTGGACTTTGATCTCGAAGCAGCCGTAAAAAATGGAAACGTCACTTCAAATACAGTGTCGTTTAATAATACACTCGTGGGGTTTACAACCCTCTCCAATGTTGGTATAGCTAACGGTGCACCCTCACACACCCTGGATGTGGGCTCCAACCTGTACGTAGACGACACGGGTTCCAACGTCCTCGTCGTCACCGGGAATGTACAGACAACCGGGTCCTACTATGGAGATGGAAGCAAACTCACAGGGCTCGTCACGACCCTTCAAGATGTATCCGACAATGGAAACACCACATCAAATGTGGTTCAGTTTACAAACCCAACCACGGGACTCGTTGTAGATAGTAACATAGTGGTTGGTGGTAATGTGACAGCCACCTCCTTTTTGGGTGATGGTGGACTCCTCTCTAACATCGCAGCAACATTGAATGACATCGTCGATCAGGGGAATACCACATCCAACGTGGTTCAGTTTACAAACCCAACCACGGGACTCGTAGTCGATAGTAACATAGTGGTTGGTGGCAATGTGACGGCCACAACATTTCTAGGTGATGGTGGACTCCTATCCAACATCGCAGCAACATTAAATGACATCGTCGATCAGGGGAATACCACATCCAACGTGGTTCAGTTTACAAACCCAACCACGGGTCTAGTCACGGTGAGTAACATCGTCGTGGGTGGGAATGTAACAGCCACCACCTACCTAGGTGATGGTAGCCAACTCACTGGTCTCGTCACGACCCTCCAAGACGTATCCGACAATGGAAACACCACCTCCAATACCCTCCAATTCACCAATGCACACACCGCCTTCACCACTGACCTCATCTCCAATGTCGAAGTAAATTTGAATCAATTGGCAAACGTAACACTGACCACCGCCCAAAATGAAGATATACTCGTGTACGATGGCACAAATTGGACCAATCAGCTACAAAATCATACATTTTTAGAAGCTAAGGCACTAGAAACAATAAGTAAAGGTGATGTCGTATATGGGGTAGGGCATACGGGTAATAATATTGTCGATGTACGGAAAGCTCGATCGGATAGTTCAACCACCATGCCCGCATTGGGTGTAGCCTATCAAGATTTGACTGTAAATGATGTCGGTCTTATCGTCACATTTGGTAGAGCCGATGGGTTAAACACAGACGACTTCGTATCTAGTGAAACCGTCTATGTGAGTAACGTCGTAGCTGGTGGTATCTCAAATGTGGCACCTCAAGCTGAAACTGATCTCATTCAGAATGTTGGTTTCGTAGTTAAACCTCACGCATCTACGGGTGTCATTGATGTCACCGGCGTTGGTCGTGTAAATGCCATTCCAAACGCTCAGGTAGTCACCACCCAACCTCCACACATCTATACAAATGGTGGCGGAAACACATTTGAAAAAATGGATCCCGCAGACGTTCTGACCAAACTCCAAACCCTCCAACAGGTCACAGACACTGGGAACACCACCTCAAATACAATTCAATTTACAAATGCCACCACCGGTCTAGTGACCACCGCGAACCTGGAAGTTGGTTCAAACATCTCCGTATCTGGTCTCGCAGATTCCGTCAATAAATACCTACCCATGGTCGACAATGATGGCACATTTATTCAATCACCAGTCTACGTAACCTCTGGGGGGACCTATGTAATCTCTGCATCCGAAGCTGAATTTTTGGGGAACATAACACTCGGTGGTAACAACACAGTCGTGTCATCTACAAGTGTCACCATAGAAGATCGTATTTTCGGTATCGGGGCGAATAATGCCGTCCACAACCTGGACACGGGTATCATGATGGAACATAAAGACGACGGGGAGTACGCCAACGTTGCCCTCATCTACCACGCCGATGAACATAGATTTTCTATGAGCTACACACAAAACACATTCACCGACAATCACATCTTACACTACGAAGATCCGGATCATAGATTGCTCATAGATCTAAGAGGTAATCTCGTCGTTCAAAATAATGCAACCTTTAACGAAACCCTGGATGTTCTCGGGGAACTTACGACGTCCTCAAATGTCGGTATAGCCAATGTATCAACTAACCACACTCTAAATGTAGGATCCAACCTCTACGTCGACGATGTGGGGTCCAATGTCCTCGTCGTCACTAGAAATGTGGTGGCAGATAGCTACTACGGTGATGGAAGCAAACTCACCGGGCTCGTCACTACCCTCCAAGATGTCTCTGATAATGGAAACACCACATCCAATGTGATCCAGTTTACAAACACCGATACTGCATTCATAGCAACCGGTGGTATCATTACAAACACGGGGGGTGTCACTAAAAAAACGTACAGCTTCACGGGTGATATGGGAAGTGGAGCTACCCCAACGGCAGCAACTATTGGAATCGTTTTTTCACAACATGTATTCTACGCTAAAATCGTAGCTCACCTGATCCAAGCCGATAATGAAGTGAGTACGATATCCATAGAAGCAAGTGGTGGACATAGAACTGGTGGGACACCCCTGAATGTAGCCAAGGGCCCTGCCTCTGTATTTGGAAACACGAATACAAACCCATGGTCTTCGGTTGTGACGACCAATCCAACAACCCTCTTTATTAAACCATCGGGGACGCTATCACAGCTGGGGAATTACAACGTATTTATCGAATTCATTTCAGAACACAGTGATGGTAAAGTTGTAAAAATAACTGAAGGTGGTGTAGATGAAGTTACATTCACATACTAAGGTAAGATGTATCACATAAAACTAAAAGTCTTCTGAGATGGTGTCATCCATGTCAAATAACTTTCGGATACTATGGTAAGTGGTGATGCCGAGAAGTCTTGTACTCGCAGAACAAATTTACACGCGGGCATTAGACGCCAAGCCTATACAATCAGCTACACGCACAGACCAAGTTGGTGTGGAACAGGATGTAGATCTAACATTTACCATTCCCAGAACAAGCCTTTTACATGCAGACACAGAGGAGACTGAAGCCACCGTCGAAGATGGGGGTCATAGACTCAAACTACAAGCTGGTCAAACCTCAAATCCAGCGACCTCCAAGGTCTCTGAAATCTCTATGGGTGGTTCAACCTCAAACATTTCTAATCAAAATATAACTCTAAAAACTCGGGGTCTCGAACGTGTCAAGTTGGACTCCTTGGGGAACTTTGGGATAGGGACGGTGGTGCCAACCTCAGCCCTCCACGTAGAGGGAGATATAACATTCACAGGCAACGTATTTAAGAGTACGACATCCTGGTCTCAATTGGGAACAGATATCGATGGTGAAGCCGCTGGGGATAACTCAGGGTTTGCAGTGGCCACCTCCGAAGATGGTTTATTTTTAGCCATCGGTGCCCCCAACGCGGAACACGTGCGCGTATACACGTACAGTACTTCAACGAGCTCATGGAACTTACTTGGTGGAGGTACAAGTGATATAGATGATCCATCTTCGGGCTCTGCGGTTTCTATGTCAAATAATGGACATACTATAGCCGCAGGTGGGTATAGCTACAACACAAACACAGGTGTCATTCGAATATACGAATACGATGGTAGTGTTAGTTATAATAAAATAGGCACCGATATCGTTGGTGAAACAGTGGGTGATAAGTTTGGGTGGTCCGTAGGACTCGCTCGGGGAACAGCCTCACCCTCCTGGATTGTAGCCACAGGGGCACCGGGTAGTAGTGGTTCAGGTAAGTACCAGTCTGGTCGTGTTAAAGTATACCAGTACACGGGAGGTGTCTGGACACAGGTGGGTTCCAGCATCAACGGTGACGCAATTAGCGACAACTTTGGATGGTCAGTCTCAATGTCGGATGATGGTACCCGTGTAGCTATAGGCGCGTACCAAAGTGATGGAGACAAATTGGCACTGCACAGATGGAGAGATGAAGATACCTTTACAGCTCTGGAGATTCTATACGGAACATCCGTGGCAACCATACTGTCCCTGAATGGATACACACCCGGTTATATACCACCTAGAGACACCATGATTCGTGTTTCTAATTTCCTTTTCGGACAGGTTCGTGTATACGAGTACACGGGTGGTTCATGGACACAGTTGGGGAACTCGATAGATGGGGAAACGGCTGGGGATAAATTGGGAGTATCCGTCTCCATGTCCAGTGATGGTACCAGCGTGGCTATCGGTGGGCATAATAGTGTAAACGTATATGGATATTCAGACAGTAGGTGGTCAAAGGTGGGTCCAGGTATTGAGAGTGAGGGTGAGGGAGATCAATTTGGGTGGGATGTTTCATTGTCTAACGATGGCAATAGATTGGTTGCAAGTGCCATCGGGGTGGAAAATGTTCGAGTCTACAATTTTTTCGCGGGCTCAGGTATTTGGAATAAGATAATCCCTAACATAACGGGTGAATATGTCGGCGACAATTTTGGTAAATCCGTGGCAATATCTGGGGATGGTACACAGGTTGTCGTCGGTGCAAACTTGAACGACGATGGTGGCACAGATATAGGTAGTGTCAGAGTCTATAAAGAAAGTGTGACCACCTTTGTAAACTTGGGGACCGCGGATTTTGAATCTGGGAATACTTTATTTGTGAACTCCTCAACCAGAAGTGTTGGTATTAGATCCGCAACCCCATCACATACACTCGATGTGGATGGAGATATCAATCTATCTGGTAATCTGTACAACAATTCATTGCTATCCCTGGAATATCCAGACTTGGTGTTGAATAAGGTGGGTGCCGATGTGAATGTAACTTCCAGTGTTGATTTTGGATTTTCCACATCCATATCATCGGATGGTACAATTGTAGCCATAGGATGTATCCAAAATACGGGGACAGACCCGGGGTTTGTGCGCATATACACCTACACCAATGGAACGTGGACACAACTGGGTTCGGATATAACTGGTGAAAATGGTGATGATGTAGCTGGGAGTGGAAGTGGTGATCAATTTGGATATTCAGTTTCTCTATCTTCAGATGGTACCCATGTAGCTATCGGTGCACCATACAATAATGAGGGTGGTGCAGACGCGGGTCGTGTACGTATTTACAAGTACCAGGTGGGTGCATGGGCTAAATATGGTGATGATATTATCGGTAGTGGGGTGAATCAGAAAGCTGGATTCTCTGTCTCGCTGTCAAGTAATGGTCAAATTGTAGCCGTTGGTATACCCGGTACCACCAATGGCAATGTATCCATGTATGAATATTCTTCGGGAACCTGGACTTTACTTGGAACTACAATAGCAGGTGAAGCCGCTGGAGATTTGTTTGGGGGGTCCGTCTCTATATCACTCGATGGCACCTATGTAGCCATTGGCGCAACCAATAACGGTAGCGGTGCCGGTCACGTCAGGGTATACAATTACAGTGGTGGGTCATGGTCTCAGGTGGGTTCAGACATAGATGGCGAAGCTGCAGCGGACTCTTCTGGGAAATCCGTATCACTTTCCAGTGATGGTACAGTGGTTGCAATTGGTGCACATACAAACGATGGAGCCGGCGACGCCGCGGGTCATGTAAGAGTATACACTTACAGTGATGGGGTGTGGTCTCAGGTGGGTACAGACATAGATGGTGGTAGCGCAGATGAATGGACCGGTCATTCCATCTCACTCTCCAATGATGGAAACCGTCTACTTGTCGGTGCCCCAAAAAGTGACTCTGGGGGTACAAATGCGGGACTTACCCGTCTTTACGAATACAAGGAAGGTAGTTGGGTTAAAATTGGTGGCGATATCGTCGGTGATGCAACTGGTGATCAATTTGGGTGGGCAGTTTCCCTTTCCGAAGATGGTACACATGTAATTAGTACATCTAAAAGTGGTAATGCTAACAGCTATTTCCGTGTATATGAGATTCCAAAATCCAAATTGACAATAAAAGATGGTGTGTTCGAGATTGGTGCAGCAAACCTATATGTAAACACAGAGACAAACAAAATTGGTATAGGAACTAATCTACCTGCACACACCCTAGACATCCGTGGGGATCTCAATATATCGGGTAATTTATACACCAATTCCAATTTATTCACACAAACGTCATTTGTTTCTGCACAAGGGAGTTGGAGACAGACTGGCTCTGATATTAATGGTGAACTACCAGGAGATAAGTCCGGGTGGTCAGTATCGATGTCCAACGACGGAACCCGTGTAGCAATAGGGGCTCCCGAGGTTGATGGTCCACTTTTGACCCAAATTGGATATGTACGCATTTACGAATACAGTTTGGGGGTGTGGACAAAGTTGGGACAGGATATTAAGGGAGATATACAGGGTGAATTAAAAGGATTTTATGTGTCATTGAGCGCGGATGGGTCTCGGGTAGCGATTAGTTCACCACAGTGGTACGACTCCTCAACATCGAGTCGCGGTAAGGTGAGCGTATTTGAATTTAATGGTCAAACCTGGACACAGATTTATTATCAGACTGGTCCAAGTGGGGGGGACAGTATATTCTTCGCAGACACTGTATCTTTGTCGGGTAATGGGGAATATCTATCGGTCGGTGGTACTAAATATATCGAGGATGCACCGACTACTTACTGGACCCAAGTTGGGGCAGACATAGACGGTGAGGCGGCAGGGGACAATTCCGGTTACTCCGTCGCCATCTCTTCGGATGGAACACGACTCGCAGTGGGGGCCACCACAAACGACGGTGGTGGTTCCAATTCGGGCCACGTGAGGGTCTACAAGTTGGTCGGAGGTGCGTGGACCCAACTTGGGGGGGACATAGACGGCGCTCCGTTCAACGCAATTCAATCATCGGACTTTTTCGGTATATCCGTCGCCCTCTCTTCGGATGGAACACGCCTCGCAGCGGGAGCGTACTCCAACGACGCCAATGGTGTAGACGCGGGCCACGTGAGGGTCTTCGACTGGGACGAAGATGATGAAACCTGGACCCAAGTTGGGGGGGACATAAACGGTGAGGCGGCTGGGGACCGGTCCGGTTGGTCCGTCGACCTCTCTTCGGATGGAACACGACTCGCAGTGGGAGCCACCAGCCAGTTCGGCGACGGCGCGGGCTACGTGAGGGTCTACAAGGAGATTAGTGGGACATGGACCCAACTTGGGGCAGACATAGATGGTGAGGCGGCTGGGGACTATTTCGGTTATTCCGTCGCCCTCTCTTCGGATGGAACACGGCTCGCTGTGGGTGCCACCGACGGACCTGGCCCTGGTTCCGATGCGGGCTACGTGAGGGTCTACAAGGAGAGTAGTGGGGCGTGGACCCAACTTGGGGCAGACATAGATGGTGAGGCGGCTGGGGACCAGTTCGGTAGGTCCGTCGCCCTCTCTTCGGATGGAACACGTCTCGCTGTGGGGGCGAGCTACAACGACGCCAATGGTACAGACGCGGGCCATGTGAGGGTCTTCGACTGGGACGAAGATGATGAAACCTGGACCCAAGTTGGGGTGGACATAGACGGTGAGACGGCTGTGGACCAGTCCGGTGCCTCCGTCGCCATCTCTTCGGATGGAACACGTCTCGCTGTGGGGGCCCCCGACAACGACGGTGGTGGTTCCAATTCGGGCCACGTGAGGGTCTTCGACTTGGTCGGGGGCGCCTGGACCCAAGTTGAGGTGGACCTAGACGGTGAGGCGGGTGGTGACGGTTCCGGTAGCTCCGTCGCCCTCTCTTCGAATGGGTCCCGTCTCGCTGTGGGGGCCTTCCTAAACGACGGTAATGGTTCCGATGCGGGCCACGTGAGGGTCTTCGACTTAATCCCCTCTGCCTGGACCCAACTTGGGGCGGACATAGACGGTGAGGCGGCTGGGGACAATTCCGGTACCTCCGTCGCCCTCTCTTCGGATGGAACACGTCTCGCTGTGGGGGCCCCCAACAACGACGGTGGTGGTTCCAATTCGGGCCACGTGAGGGTCTTCAACTTGGTCGGAGGTGCGTGGACCCAGGTTGGGTCCGATATAGATGATGATGCGGCTGGGAGCCAGTTCGGTTGGTCCGTCGCCCTCTCTTCGGATGGGTCCCGTCTCGCTGTGGGGGGCTACCTACACGTCAGCGGTGGGGGCCACGTGAGGGTCTTCGACTTGGTCGGGAGCACCTGGACCCAAGTTGGGGCAGACATAGACAGTGAGCAGGGGGCGGACCATTTCGGTATATCCGTCGCCCTCTCTTCAGATGGAACACGTCTCGCGGTGGGAGGTCCCTCAAACGACGGCACAGCCGGTGCAGACTCGGGCCACGTGAGGGTCTTCGACTTGGTCGGGAGCACCTGGACCCAGGTTGGGTCCGATATAGATGGTGAGGCGGCTGGGGACCAGTCCGGTCACTCCGTCGACCTCTCTTCGGATGGAACACGCCTCGCAGTGGGAGCGTACAACAACAACAACGGTGCGGGCCACGTGAGGGTCTACAAGGAGAGTAGTGGGACATGGACCCAACTTGGGGCAGACATAGATGGTGAGGACGCTTTTCCTGGGGAAAATTTCGGTTGGTCCGTTGCCCTCTCTTTGGATGGAACACGTCTCGCTGTGGGGGCGCCCAGCAGAGACATCACTGGCGTTAACGACGGCCGCGTGAGGGTCTTCGACTGGGACGAAGATGATGAAACCTGGACCCAGGTTGGGGGGGACCTAAACGGTGAGGCGGCTTTGGACGAGTTCGGTTGGTCCATCGATTTGTCTTCGGATGGAACACGTCTCGCTGTGGGGGCCTACCATAACGACGGCAATGGTTCCAATGCGGGCCACGTGAGGGTCTTTGAGTATAATCAAGCAACAAATACCTGGGTCCAAGATGGGCTGGACCTAGACGGTGAGGCGGCTGGGGACATGTCCGGTAGGTCCGTTGCCCTCTCTTCAGATGGAAGACGTGTCGCATCGGGGGGCCTCCTAAACGACGGTGGTGGTACATGGGCGGGCCACGTGAGGGTCTTCCACAAACCAGTTCAGATATCGTCATATGTTGATGTTTTACAAGACATTGGTGGCACATGGAGCTATGTACCAAATTCAGGAGGGGCGCCCTTGGAAGGTACTTTAGGTTCCGGGGATCTTTTTGGAAGGTCGGCGGTGTCTTTAACAAGTGATGGTTCATACCTCGCTGTAGGTGCATATGGTGGAAATTACTGTCGAGTTTTCTCTCACAATGCTACTATTTGGTCTCAGGTGGGTGCAGATATAACCGGTTCCGGTGAATTTGGGCGGTCTATTGACTTGGTGGTAAACGGTGGAATACCACGCGTCGCAATCGGTGCTCCAGAAACGTCACTCGGAGCTTTAACTAATATAGGTGCGGCTCATGTTTTGGAATACAGTAGTGGGACGTGGTCTCTGGTGGGTTCAGTTCTATATGGTGAAGCAGCCAATGATAGTTTTGGAATATCTGTATCGTTATCTTCAGATGGTACCCGGCTTTCAGTTGGTTCTGGTGAAAATGATGCGGGTGGTTCCAATGCGGGCCATGTGAGGACCTTTGACTGGTCTGGGAGCGCCTGGAACCAAATTGGATTGGATATAGATGGCGATGTTGTGAGCGAGTTTTCGGGGAACGCGGTGTCCTTATCTGGTGATGGTACACAACTGGCTATCGGTGCATATGGAAGTAATGCAGATTCGGGGAAGGTGAAAGTCTTTAATTATAACATTCCAATTGTCGATAAACAAACATTCAATTCCACCATCTTCGAAATTGGTACAGCGAACATCTATGTAGATACCAGCTTGACTAGGGTTGGTATAGGGACAAGCATCCCCCAAGCGACATTGGATGTAAATGGACCAATGCGTATAGATTCTATAGATTTAAACAAAAGTCTAAATCAAACTTGGGTTAAATTAAAAGAAGTTGGTCCTCCGGATATTGTATTCCCGACTATGGGCGGCATAGCAGCTTATCTGAACGTAGCAAGCAGAGCTTATAACGTGGTTACTATAGATGGAAACAGAGCTGCCATCCCTTTAACTATCATACCGGCGTCGACCCAGACGACCTACCCGGCGGTAATAAATGTCTACGAATACGATAAAAATGTATGGAATGTGAAATATTCGATTCCTGAACCCGCCAACGCCCGCAACGGCTCAGCGAGCGGAAATGAGACCTACTGGGGTCAGAACATAGCCCTTTCAGGAGATTATTTATATGTCACAGCCCAATACGAAGGTGGTGGTGTAATATATGTATATAAACGAAACCCCTCAAATGGCGCGTGGTTATTTCACACAAAGCTTATGGCGCCGTCGGGTGTGTCATCGTTTGGTGCATTTATGGATGTGTCAGGCGACTACGTCATCGCGGGGGTGGCGCCCCCCAGGGCTGGGTCAAACTCGATTTCCATATTTACACGGAACCCCGTGGACGATCTGGTGTGGTCACAACAGGTGATGTTCACAGATTCGCACGATAACACTGGCAACCTCCATGCCGTGGCCATTTCAGGCGACTACGCCATTGCGTCTTATCCATTCGGCGGGTTGCACCCCGGAGATAGTAATGGTGCGAGGAAAAACGATGGGCGCGTGAAAGTATTCGCACGGAACCCCGCAACTAGCACATGGTCGCTGCAGCAGACACTCTCAGGAAACAACCATTATGAGGAGTTCTTCGGCTACGCTGCGGCAATTTCAGGCGACTGCATCGTGGTCAGTAGCGACGACGGCTATCCGAACTTTTCCAGTGGAAACGGTAATCGGATGTACATATATAAGCGGGACCCAAACCTTGGCTCATGGTCACTGTCGCTGCAGCAGCCCGTCAGTATTATGAACTGGTACATGGGGAAGCATATTTCTATGACAGACGACCACATCATAGTTGGGATGAAGACCGACACCGGCACTGGTGGAACGAATAGTGGCGCTGTGAACGTTTATACGAGGGACGGTACAAGCTGGTCACTGACAAAAAGATTCCTAGGGGGATTGTTAGGCTACTACTTTGGCCAGTTTGTGAACATTTCAGGGACCAAGTTCCTCGTTCATCAACTTGGTTCAAATAATACCGGTAATACCAACGGTAGTATTCATTTTTATAATTTGGAGCATTCCCTCGAAGTTTCAAGTCCAATTTCAGTTTTTGGTACGACGTTGTCCTTCACGGGGCAGCACCTCTGCTCCCCAGAGGGCCCCATGAGCCAAGGTTTGGTGGTTTCCGCCAATAAAAATAGGTACACCACCCTAAACGGTCCTCTGGCAACAGGTTCACGGGCCATACGGTCGAGTGAAGCCCTCCCCGTCGTGTCCCTCTCGGAAAGCCAAAACGATCGCAGTGTATTCGGGGTCGTAGATCGTTTTGAAAGTGGTGATGGTACCACCCGTAA